GTACTAATGAATATATTCCTACAGAAGTTCACTGGTCTCAGGTACCAGGAAGAGATGCTGATTGGAAAGCACAAACAATCCGTAACACAAGTGAACAACAGTTCCGTGTTGAGTTTGAATGTGAGTTCCTTGGATCTGTAGATACTCTGATCTCTCCCAGTAAGTTGAGAGTGATGACATATGACGAACCAATAGAAAAACAAAATGGTCTTGATGTATTCAGTAAACCAGAAGCGGAACATAATTATACGATGACAGTGGACGTAGCAAGAGGTATTGATGGAGACTACAGTGCATTCACACTGTTCGATACAACTACCGTTCCATATAAGTTAGTTGCTAAGTATAGAAATAATGAAGTTAAACCTATGTTATTCCCTGATATTATTTGTCAGGTTGCAAGAGCATATAACCACGCTTACATTCTTGTAGAAATAAATGACATTGGTGGTCAGGTTGCAGATATTATACAGTATGATCTTGAGTATGACAATCTACTAATGGCAGCAATGCGTGGTAGAGCAGGACAAGTTGTCGGTCAAGGATTCTCTGGTGGTAAGGTACAACTGGGTGTCAAGATGTCAACCTCTGTTAAAAAGATTGGTTGTTCTAACCTGAAGCAGTTGCTAGAAGATGATAAGTTAGTTCTATGTGATTATGATATTATCTCTGAACTAACTACCTTCATTCAAAAAGGGCAGTCGTGGGCAGCAGAAGAAGGTTGCAACGATGACCTTGCTATGTGTCTTGTGATGTTCTCTTGGTTGGCAGTACAGGATTATTTTAAAGAACTCCACGATAACGACATTCGTGCTAGAATGTATCAAGAACAACGCGAAGCAATTGAAGCGGATATGGCACCCTTTGGATTTATGGATGATGGTCTCACTAACGAATCATTCGTAGACCCCGAAGGACAAGTCTGGCATACCGATGAATATGGCGATCGCTCCTATATGTGGGATTACAAATGAGTACGGAAGGCATTTTACTTAACCTAGCAACAGCACTAATAACCTTAGTGTTGTTTTCTTTTGGATTCGTACTAGGTTACGCAGCAAGGAAGAGTGAGGAACAGTGAGTATAGAAGACGAACTGGGTCTAGAGCAGTTCCTCTTTGTTGATAGGCAATGTAGAAAATGCCTGAGAACTCTCTCGCTCACTGATAATTTTTATAAGACTAGAAAAGACAGAGGACAAAACCCCTCTGCATATTCGTATGAATGCAAATACTGTACAAAGAAAAGAATAAGTAAGACTAGAAATTCAAAACCAAAGCAGCGTAAGGAGTTTGAGTATCCCGACTGGTAATGTTCACGTTCCGTTTCCCCGCTTGAACAGTACCTTTTACTAAATAATATCAGCATAGATTGAGATTTTTTCAGGAGCTAACCAATGGCATCTACCCAACTTTCGCCAGGGGTCGTGGTACTTGAAAAGGATCTGACTACGGTTGCTAACGCAACTCTAGATAATGTGGCAGTGATAGTCGGTTCCTTTGAAAAGGGTCCCGTTAATAAGATTGTAGACGTAACTAGCGAGAAGGAACTCCTAGCAGTCTTCGGTCGTCCTAACGACTACAACTACGAATACTGGTATTCAGCAGCACAATTCTTACTGTACGGTGGTACACTTAAGGTTATTCGTGCGAACAGTTCTTCACTTAAGAACGCTATTGACACAGCACAAACTGTTGTCACTACTTTCTCTGGTGCAGATACTACTCTTACAGTAACAGCAGCGACAGACTTCGCGACAAGCGATCTTCTGTTGATCGACGCTGAAGTTCTTAGAGTGACTAACGTTTCAGGTAATGACCTTACTGTACAGCGTGGTCAACTTGCAACTGCAGCAACTTCACACGCTGCTGGCGCAAGCATCACCTTGATCGAAGAGTCGGGTAACAGCACCACAATGAACCAAGGTGGAACCCTTGCTGCTGGTGGTACTACACTGACTATTACTTCATCAGCATCACTTGCTGTTTCTATCAACGATCACCTTTTGGTCTCTGACGAGATTGTCAAGGTTACAGCGATTGTTGGTAACGATCTAACTGTTGAGCGTGGTAAGTTGGAAACAACTGCTGCTGCACAGACAGACGGACAAACAGTTAAGAGACTTGTTGTTACAGCAGGTAAGACTACAATCAACGAACAGACCTCAACTGGTGTGTCTGCTCCTTTGGTTAGAAATCTTGAAGAGTATGAAGGTAATGTTGAAGGCGCTTCTAATAACTGGAAGTTCGCTGCTAGACACCCTGGTCTTTACGGTAACTCTGTAAGAGTTGTAATGACTGACGCTGGTCCTGACCAGATCCTTTCTCTTGCACAACCTACTACTGCTGAATGGGAATTCCAAACTACAACTAGCGTAACTTACACTGGTGCTAACGCAGGTGCTAAGATTTACGGTTACAGAGTCGTAGTCACATTGGATTCTGCATCCATCGCAGGCGACTTTGAAAACGGACAATACTGGAGAGCAGAAACTGATGCTGCCTCACCTGTAAGTATTCCTGTTCAAGGTCAAATTGTTGCTTACGATCCTCTTACAAGAAAGGTCGAGATTGATGTTAACTACTCACTCTCATCTGACGTTCTTGAAGTTGGTGACGTAATCGCTCTTTGGAGTGCTGAGTCTGGTGGATCCAGAACTGGTGACAAAGGTAAAGTAGATGCAGTCGAAAGACAACTTCTTACTATTACTAATGCATCTAGCGAAGCATTCGAAGCAAACTATACTGTATCTGACGACAACGTTGCAGGTTCACCTAACGTGAACGTTGCTTCTGTAAGATCAGAATACGACGAAAGATATTTCGGTGGTTCACAGAAGTGGTCAAACGTTGCTCCTAGACCAAGCACTTCACCTTGGGTTGCGGATCGTGGTGGTTCTAAAGACCAAATGCACATCCTTGTCCTTGATGGAGATGGCAAACTCACTGGTACACCTGGTGCGGTTCTAGAGAAGTTCCTCTTCGTGTCTAAGTCATCTGACGCAAAAGGCGTTCAGGGCGAGACTGTGTTCTACAGAGACGTTATTAAAAACATCTCATCCTACGTTTATTGGGGATCACACGAGACTGGCAGCATCTATGATATTGACTCTGGTGCTAACGGTGACTTTGGTGGATCTGGTGTTTCAAGACACTTCGACTTGATCAAGCAAGTTGCTGCAATCAAGACTACAGAAACTGCCCTTGGTCGTGAGATCATCGGTACTGCAAAGGGTTCAACTCTCAGATACTCACTTCAAGGTGGTACTGACGGTTACACACTTTCAAGATCTGAGATCCTTGGTTCATACGATCTAGTTGCTGACAAAGAAACCATCGATGTAGATTACATCTTGATGGGTCCTTCAATGGCAGACACTAGCGATACAATTGCTAAAGCACAGAAGATCATCGACATCGCTGCAACCCGTAAGGATTGCTTGGCATACGTTTCACCTTCACGTAACGACGTGATCGGTCTTAGCGATACCAACGTGATTGTTAACAGATGTATTGATTATTTCAATAAACTCTCTAGCACATCATACGCTGTCTTCGATAACAACTATAAGTACATTTACGATAAGTACAACGATAAGTACCGTTACATTCCTTGTAACGCTGACCTTGCAGGTCTAACACTTAGCGCAACTCTTAATTCAGAAGCGTGGTTCTCACCTGCTGGATTCAACAGAGGACAATTGAGAAATGCAATTAAACTTGCTTACTCACCTCTTAAGGATCACAGGGACAGACTATATGCTGCACGTGTAAACCCTGTGGTTGCATTCCCTGGACAAGGCATCGTCCTTTTCGGAGATAAGACTGCACTTTCTTACCAATCTGCATTCGACAGAATCAACGTTCGTCGCTTGTTCTTGGTTCTTGAAGATGCAATCTCAGTAGCAGCAAAGACACAACTCTTTGAATTGAATGACGAGTTTACTCGTGCTTCATTCAAGAACATTGTGGAACCTTTCCTCAGATCGGTTCAGTCTCGCAGAGGCATCATCGATTTCTTAGTTGTTTGCGACAGCAGCAACAACCCACCTGAAAGTATTGACAGAGGAGAATTCTTCGCGGAGATCTTCGTGAAACCTACTCGCTCTATCAACTTCATCACCCTAACCTTCACGGCAACTAGAACTGGTTCTAGTTTCGCTGAAGTAACATCCTGATTCAAGAGTCTAACTAGGAGTTAAAACAATGGCAGAACAACAACCAGGACAGGTGGAGCAGAGCTCGGTAAGAGCTCCGATCTTCTCCTTCCGAGATCAAGTCAAAGATTTCGCCCGCCCGAATCTATTTCAATGCGAAATCTATGCACCCCCAATCCTTCAGGATGGGGTATCACCTCAGTCAGGTGGAGTAGCAGGTTCTTCAGCAGAAGCATCTGAAAACTCCGCTGGTGAGTCACAACTAAACGCTTCCGAAGCATCCGCATTCGGTACCTTCCTCGTGAAGGCAGCAAACATTCCTGCATCAACAGTTGGTGTTGTGGAAGTTCCTTATAGAGGAAGAATCCTCAAGGTTGCTGGCGACAGAACATTCGAACCTTGGACCGTTACTGTTCTAAACGATCAGTCATTCAAGATGAGAGCGTTCTTTGAATCTTGGTCAACCAACATTCAAGCACTACAGCAGAACTTCCAAAATGCTAACACTATCGCTGATTATCAAGCGATGGCAAAAGTTAGACAGATGGATAGAAAAGGTAAGATCATTCGTACATACAAGTTCGAAGGTATCTGGCCATCTAACATTTCTGCGATCGATCTTGACTGGGGAACCACAGATACTCCAGAGGAATACACCGTTGAATTCCAAGTTCAATACTGGACTTATGACAACGATGTCAACACTGGAAACTCAGGCAGTTAATCAGGTCAAATAAAGTTAATTTGAAACCTTATAAATAGTTGGGAAGAAAATTCTAATAATTAGATGTCCCAACTTTTTGGTTATTCTCTTGAACGTGCTAAGAAGGACTCTGCGAAGGGTCCTTCTTTCGTGCGTAAAGAGTCAGATGATGCAGCGACACCAGTCTCGGGTGGTGGGTATTTCGGTACTGCAATCGATCTTGATGGAACATACAAAGATGAAAACGATTTAATTCGTCGTTATCGCGCAATGTCAATTCATCCTGAATGTGATCGCGCTATTGACGATGTAGTAAACGAAGCAATCGCTGGTGAGTTAGATGATAGTCCCGTAGACGTGGAGTTATCTAATCTTAAAGTCAGTGGTACTATCAAGAAAAGAATTAGAGAGGAGTTCTTTAACATCCTCCGTCTGCTTGACTTTGACAAGAAAGCATATGATATTTTCCGTCGCTGGTATATTGACGGGAAGATCTACTATCACAAGATGATTGATACCAAGAACCCTAGAGGTGGTATCACAGAACTAAGATATATTGATCCACGAAAAATCCGTAAGGTCGTGGAGATGGAGCGTCCTAAGGATAAACAGTTCCAAGATCCAAGGACAATGGAAGCGCAACTTGCTGGCAAGTCTGCAGAGTATTATGTTTATAATCCCAAAGGTCTCAGAGCAATGGAAACCTCTGGTATCAAGGTTGCTCCTGATGCAATTGCTTTCGCCCACAGTGGTTTGAAAGATATGAACAAGAATGTGATTATGTCACATTTGCACAAGTCAATCAAAGCGCTCAACCAACTAAGGATGATCGAAGATAGTCTTGTTATCTACAGACTATCGAGAGCACCAGAACGTAGAATTTTCTACATTGATGTTGGTAATCTCCCTAAGCAAAAAGCAGAACAATATCTCCGTGAGGTAATGTCTCGTTATAGAAACAAATTGGTCTATAACGCAGACACAGGAGAGATCAGAGATGACAGAAAATTTATGTCAATGCTCGAAGATTTCTGGTTGCCACGTAGAGAAGGTGGAAGAGGAACTGAGATCACTACTCTCCCAGGTGGACAAAACCTTGGAGAACTTGAGGATGTCAAATACTTCCAGAAGAAACTTTACCGTGCACTCAACGTTCCAGAATCAAGACTGGAATCAGAGTCAACCTTTAACCTAGGTCGCGCAGCAGAGATCACACGTGACGAGATTAAGTTCCAAAAGTTCGTAACTCGTTTGCGTAAGAAGTTCTCTGAACTACTTCACGATCTACTTAAAACTCAACTCATTCTAAAAGGTGTTATCAGCATTGAAGAGTGGGATGAGATGTCAGAGCATATTCAATATGATTTTATTGCTGACAACTATTTCTCTGAACTAAAAGAGAAAGAGATTCTAACAGAGCGTTTGAATCTTGTTCAATCAATGGATCCTTTCGTTGGTAGATACTTCTCTGCTGACTATATCCGTCGTCAAATTCTAAGACATACTGAAGCGGAGATCACTGAGATCGACGAACAGATTGAAAAAGAAATTGAAGAAGGTAAGATTCCTGACCCCGCTTCGATTGATCCTATGACAGGTGAACCGATGGCAGGTGGAATGGGAATGGAAGGTGAAGTCGAGGAAGAAGAAGGTCCAAGCGGTGTCGAATCAGTCGCTCCAGCAGACTATAAACGCGGAGAATTCTAAATATTATTATACGAGGACATTTATTATGCCATCCATCCAAGCGAAAGAAATTGTCAACAAACTTTTTTCTGGGAACAAAGATCTCAGTGGAGAGGTTGATGACGCAATGAAAGCAATGACTGCTAATGCTCTAGAAGCAAAGAAGAAAGAAATTGCAGGTGATTGGATGAAACCCGAAACTCAAGAGGAACCCACAGATGAAACTGATCACGGAACAGATTGAAGACGTTCAGATCCTTACTGAGGAAAAGAACGGTAAGAAAAACCTATACATAGAAGGAACATTCCTACAAGGCGAGATCAAAAATCGCAACGGAAGAATGTACCCTATTAATACTCTGGTACGCGAAGTTGCTAAATATAACGAGTCATACGTTAAAAGCGGTCGCGCACTAGGAGAGTTGGGTCATCCCGATGGTCCTACTGTGAACCTTGATCGAGTTTCACATTTGATCACCTCTCTAGTTCAAGAAGGTAATAACTTTAAGGGCAGAGCAAGAATCCTAGATACCCCTATGGGGAACATTACACGTTCACTTTTAGATGAAGGTGTGAAACTAGGCGTTTCATCTCGTGGTATTGGATCACTCCAAGAAACAAGAGATGGATCGAAAGTCGTTGCTGATGATTTTATGTTAGCAACTGCAGCAGATATTGTTGCTGATCCCTCAGCACCAGATGCTTTTGTTAATGGAATTATGGAAGGCAAAGAATGGGTCTGGAACAACGGACTTATGCAAGAGTCTGAAATTGCCACTATGAAGAAGCAAATCGACAACGCTGCTAATCTCAAGGTACTTGAAGAGCGGAAAATTTCCGCGTTTTCAAATTTTCTAAATACCCTGTGATTATAAATATTTTTACGAATAGCAAAGACTACTAAGGAGACAACTCTAATGTCACAAGAGAATGAAGTAATGGCATCCGAAGAAAAGCAAGTCACCGAAGCAAAATTCGACGGTGCTGTTGCTGATGGTTCTTCTTTGGGTGGCGTTGAGAATCTCGGAGGTCCTACACCTCAGAACTCAAAACCTGATGATGAGTCTAACAAACTGAAGACTCCATCACAAACACAGGCAGCATCACCTAAGACAAAACCTTCTGCAGCATCACCTCAGAAGGCAGAATCAGTGGAAGCAGAAAACGCTGAAGGCGAAGATCTTATTGAGATCGACCTTTCTGCTGACGTTGCCGCTCTTACAGAAGGCGAAGATCTTTCTGAAGAGTTCAAAGAAAAAGCAGCGACTATCTTCGAAGCCGCTGTTGTATCACGCCTCAACGAGGAACTTGACCGTGTTCATAAGGAATACGCAGGTACACTTTCTGAGGAAGTCGAAGCAGTTAAGACCACACTTGCTGAGCAAGTAGACGAGTATCTAACTTACGCTACTCAGCAGTGGATCGACGCCAACCAACTCGCAGTTGAAACTGGTCTCAAAGCAGAGATCGCTGAGAGCGTGGTTGCAGGTCTCAAAAAAGTTTTCGTCGAGAACCACATTGAGGTTCCCGAGGAGAAGGCAGACATCATTACTGATATGGTGACTGAACTTGATCAGATGGAAGCAAAACTCAACGAACAAATTGATAAGAACGTTGACCTTACACACCAAGTGGCAGGTTTTCGTAAGAATGGAATCGTGACTGAGATCGCAGAAGGTCTCGCCCAAACCGAGAAAGAGAAACTTGGAAGTCTCTCAGAAGGTGTTGAGTTTAAAGATGAAGAGTCATTCCGCAGCAAAATTGAAACTCTCAAGGAGTCATATTTTAGCAGCAAACCACAAACTGCATCTGAAACGATTGCCGAAGATGTTCAACCAGTTGTGGAAACAGATATGTCTGATTCAATGTCCAAGTACGTTGACGCTATCAGACGCTGGACTAAGTGATTTTAGTCATTAAACTATTTTTTCTATAACCCCAAAGAGGTAAAAAGCAATGTTCAAATCCGAACATCTGCAGGAGAAGTGGTCACCCGTTCTTAATTGTGAGGGTCTTGATTCCATCAAGGACAACTACAAGAAAGCGGTCACCGCAATTCTGCTCGAAAACCAAGAATCATTTTTAAGAGAAGAAGCAGGCATCCTTAACGAAGCTGCTCCTACAAACTCTTCTGGATCCACTTCAGGCGCTGCAGGTTTCTCTGCAGGTGCTACAGCAACTGGTCCTGTTGCAGGTTTCGACCCAGTTCTAATCTCATTGATTAGACGTTCAATGCCTAAGCTTATTGCTTATGACATTGCTGGTGTTCAACCTATGACTGGTCCTACTGGTCTGATCTTCGCAATGAGATCTAGATACGGTACTAACAGAGCATCTGGTTCTGAAGCGTTCTTCAACGAATCAGATTCACAGTTCTCTGGAACTGACGCAGCACAGACTTCTGGTTTCGGATCACAAGGATCTGCACAAGCAGGTTCAAACCCAGGTCTTCTTAACGACTCTGGTACATATACCAACGGTACAGGAATGAGAACCGATGAGTCAGAGACTCTAGGTACTGGTTCTAATGCCTTCGCTGAAATGAACTTCAGCATTGAGAAAGTTACTGTGACTGCGAAGTCCAGAGCACTCAAGGCAGAGTACAGTTTGGAACTTGCTCAAGATCTTAAGGCAGTTCACGGATTGGACGCTGAATCTGAGTTGGCAAACATCTTGTCTACTGAGGTTCTTGCTGAAATCAACCGTGAAGTTGTTCGTACTGTGTACAAGGTTGCAAGACCTGGTTCTCAGTCAAACACTGCAACTGCTGGTGTATTCGATCTTGACGTTGACTCCAACGGTAGATGGTCTGTAGAGAAGTTCAAAGGTCTTCTTTTCAACATCGAAAGAGATATGAACGCGATTGGTCACGAGACTAGACGCGGGAAGGGTAACATCTTGATCTGTTCTGCTGACGTTGCATCTGCATTGTCAATGGCAGGCGTTCTTGATTATACTCCTGCTCTTGCTGGCAACAGTGGACTACTTCCTGACGACAATAGCAGCACTCTTGCTGGTACGTTGAACGGTAGAATCAAGGTTTATGTTGACCCATATTCTGCAAACGTAAGTGACAGACACTTCTACGTTGCTGGATACAAAGGTAGTTCTGCATATGATGCTGGACTGTTCTACTGCCCATACGTTCCTCTTCAGATGGTTCGTGCGGTTGGTCAGGACACCTTCCAACCAAAAATTGGATTTAAGACAAGATACGGTCTTGTTGCAAACCCATTTGCTGAAGGTACAACTCAAGGTAGCGGTGCTCTTACTGCTAACGCTAACCGTTACTACAGACGTAGTTTGGTTGACAACCTTATGTAAGCGATCGCTTATATTTGTTTACTCAAAGGACCCTACGGGGTCCTTTTTTTTGTGTCCACACCTAAATATATCAGTACGAGTAAGAACAATGTCTAGGAACTTCGTCACTAAAGAAGACATAAATGTCCGAGTTCTAAAACTAAAAACTGAAATTATCGATAAGAAGTATAAAGAGGAATCGGAAGAATGGGAGGAGGGTGCACATTTTATGCTCAATAGTGTTATCGATATACTGCAAGAGTATCGTGGATAAATAGAATTGGCGGAACCCAATCATTTAGATAATGTCTTTTCAAACGCAAATAAGCAATAGGAATTTCCTCAGTCCAGGTGGGTTTCGCTTCACTCTGGCAAAGTATCCTAAGGTCGCATACTTCGCACAGATGGCAAACGTACCAAACATCTCTATGAGTTTGGTTGAGCAACCTACACCATTCAGAAGCACCTACCTTGAAGGTACTCTCGACTATGGTCGTTTCAATCTACAGTTTCTTGTAGATGAAAGTATGGAGAACTATTTGATCCTCCATAACTGGATGCGTGGTCTAGCAGTTCCAGAGAGGTTCGAAGAACGTCAGCAGATGATCGACGCAACTCCTGAGAACAACGTCAAAGGTTTAGGTGATGATCTTATCTTTGCTGACGGTACACTGACTATCCTCAACTCTAACTTCCAACCTCTATACAATGTCGTCTTCACGAACTTGAAACCAGTGGAACTTAGTACACTAGAGTTTGACGGTACACTTAGTGACCAAGAATATTTCCAATCAATCGTATCATTCGATTACCTATCATACGAGATCCAAGCAATCGACGGTGGTAGAAAGAAAAATTTATCTTAATTTATGGCATTACTTGAAGAGTTGCAGGAGTCCTGGTCTAAGGACTCTATTTTTAATGAAGCAGATTTGGGCAACGAGTCCTTGCAAATAGCAAGTTTACATCAGAAGTACCACATCTATTACAACAAATACAAATTAATTCTTGAGGATGAGAAATGTAAACTCAAGAGATGTTACCGTGAGAAGTGGTTATGGTATAGCGGAAAGAAAACAGACGAGAACAATCAAGTCTTTGATCTCAAAGTGCTTAAGGGTGATCTAAGTACCTTCCTAGATTCTGATGAAGATATTCAGAAGCAAGGTTTGAGAGTAACTTATTTCGAAACTTGTATAAATTATATTGAGAACATCTTAAAGATGATCAACAATCGTGGATTCCAAGTGAAGAACGCGATTGATGCAAAGCGGTTTGAATTCCCTATCTAATGGTTACCATTGAAAAGAAGAATGAAGTTTCTCTAAGGATCGGTGCTGAGTTATCTCAGCATAGAGAGTTAAGTGATTACTTTACATTTGCAGTACCAGAAGCAAAATTTCTGAAACAACAGAAACGCTACAAGTATTGGGATGGATTGATCAGACTGTATTCTCCTGGGACAGGTGAACTACCTGTGGGGTTGTTTCATTATCTTGAGGAATGGTTACAGAAAAAGGAATATGAATATACAATAGTAGACAACAAATACTCAGGTACCCCTGGTGAAGAAAACACACTTATCACACCCGAGGCAGTTAATGGTTTTGTTCGATCTCTGGGTACTCCTTTCAAGGCGAGAGATTACCAACTCCAAAGCATTTATTCAGCACTTCGGCACAACCGTAGATTATTACTCTCTCCCACTGGATCTGGGAAATCATTCATAATCTACTGCCTTCTCAGATGGCACCTACAATATAATAGAGAGATCTTGATTATTGTACCTACAACCTCTTTGGTTGAACAACTTTACAAGGACATTGAACAATATGGATTCTACGCTCGAAACACAATACACAAAATCTACGGGGGAAGAGACCGTTATGACAGGAGTCCTGTCGTCATTTCTACGTGGCAATCTATCTACAAGGAGTCTAAGGATTACTTTAATAGGTTTGATGTTGTTATCGGCGATGAAGCGCACCAGTACAAAGCGAAGTCGCTGACAGGTATTCTTAATAAGTGCCACAATGCCAAGTACAGATATGGTCTGACTGGTACGTTGGATGGTATGCAATGCCATCAACTTCAACTGGAAGGTCTGTTCGGTAAAGTTAATAATGCTATACGCACAAAAGATTTGCAGAAGAAAGGACATCTGACTGAACTCAAGATTAATGTACTGCTGTGTAAACACGATTATATTGGTTTCGATTCTTACTTTGATGAAATAGATTATATCATATCCCACGAGAAAAGGAATAATATTATTACTGGTCTTGCTAGAGACTTGGTTGGTAACACTCTAATTCTATTCAACTACGTGGAGAAGCACGGAGAACCTCTTTACGAAATGATAAATAGTAAAGCAGGGGATAAACATATATTTTTTATCCACGGCAAAGTTCCCACTGAGGAACGAGAAGAGGCACGCCAGATCTGTGAGGACACGGACAATGCAATTATTCTTGCATCGTATGGGACGTTCTCAACTGGTATCAATATAAAAAACTTACACAATGTGATATTTGCTTCCCCATCCAAGTCTAAGATTCGCAATCTCCAGTCTATTGGTAGGGCACTACGGAAGCACGACTCAAAGAGTCAGGCAACACTATATGATTTTGCCGATGATATTAGCAATGGTTTTCGTATGAATGCAACGTTGAACCATTTAGTTGAACGCATCCGTCAGTACAAGGATGAAAAGTTTGAATACTCAATTACTAAAATCAAATTAGGAAACTAGTATGTCTCTAAATTACATCAAACCCGACGAAGAATTCTACGGATGTATTAAACTTACATCTGGAGAGGAACTTCTTGGCAGAGTTGTTGTAGTAGAAGAGCATAAAGGTTTCTATTGTGCATTCATTCAAGACCCTGGCAAAGTGCACAGCACTGAGAAGATGATTGAAGATAAGAGAGCAGTAGCAGTAGGACTCAAGAGGTGGATGGTCTTCTCTGATGAAGACTTCTTTATTATTCCTGAAGAGAGGATTATTACGATCGCGCCGATGTCGTCGGACGCGGTTCTGATGTACAAATTCTTTTGTAAACAAGAGTTCAAAAAACATCCCGATGATGTCCCTGATTCGAGTATTGAACTGACTCAGGAAATGGGTCTCATCGGTGAAGTAGAAAAGATGAGAAAGAAATTAGAACAACTGTTTAACGGTAATAGCTAAGAGCTTATCCTTTGCAACCCCGACAGTGTTGATCATAATTGTTTTAGAGAAGGATGTCAAGGGCATCAATAACCATTGACCAGATCCCAGTTCTCTGCTACAATTACATTATGAAGTAACCAACACAATGGCGTTAATGGCAGCACGGCGAACCAAAAACCAGCACTATGTAGATAACCAGAAATTTCTTGCTGCTATCGTTAAATACAGAGACCTGGTGGAAATTTCTAAAATCAAATCTAAACCCAAACCTAGAATTGATGAGTACATTGGAGAGTGCTTCCTAAAGATTGCTACTCACCTTTCATATAGACCAAACTTTATTAACTATATGTACAAGGAGGATATGATCTCAGATGGTATCGAGAATTGTGTTCAGTATATTGACAACTTTGATCCTGCTAAAAGCAGGAATCCTTTTGCATATTTTACTCAAATCGTTTACTATGCATTCTTAAGAAGGATTGCTAAAGAGAAAAGACAGATGGATATTAAAGATAAAATTATTGAGAAGAGTGGATTCGATCAAGTATTCCATTCTGATGGAGACGGAGATACTGCACAACTTAATAGTATCAAGTCTCGTATTGAAATGAACAATCGTTACTAATGTTAATCGAACAACTTGCAACTGTCATTCGCTTAGCGATTGAAGGGTTGGATGCTGAACGAGTTGAATGTGATCAAGAAGAAATAGTTAATGGTAATCTTATCATAAAAAATGAGATATACAAATGCGAAGGTCTTCGTAAGTTACACCTCGAAGTAGCAAAGACAGATAAACTAGATGTACTCCACTGTGTATTCTTTCCAGACTTTGAGTACCCGATACCTATCTTTGGTGCAGATATTATTGCAACACCTCAGACAGTAACTGCTGCGATTGTAGATGTATCACCTGTAAACGAATGTGGTAACATCTACGCTAGTATAGAACCGTTGTGTAACTCATATAATTTCACACATAAAAGACCATTACCACTATGGGGTGAGATCTTCTCTCCTTGGTGTAAGTTTCAAAGACTACATCTAGCAAGTGAGCAGAAGGATTTCATCAACTTGGTCAACAACATCCTTATGATATATTGTGATCACGTTAGGAATTCAAAGAAGGATGACAACTGGGTCAATAATATGTTAAGATTAGATGACCAGACTTGGTACTGTAAATCCCAGAAACAAAATAAGAAGACTCTCGCAGTTCTAAGTCAATGGTTTGACAGAGAGTTTGCAGAGAAATACATAAACGAAATGCTCTTCGACATTCCAAAACTTAAATGAAACTGACACAAGAAATGATCGACAAGATCCAAGACTTATTGAACCACACCAAAAAGGATGGTACAATGAACTGGGTTGACGGTGATGACATCACGATCAGTTTAGCAGGAACGTTCGCTGCTGATAGATTTATCGTTATCGGAAACGAATCTAAAAAACCTTGGGTACCTTCAGAACCACACCCTTACTACGACTACGAAAAAAAGGAATTTATTAAACCAACCAAAGATGAAAGTTCTTCTGATAACTGATCAACACTTCGGTGTTCGTAATGACCACCCTGTCTTCATTGAGAAGTACAGAGAGTTCTATACGAATACTGTGATCCCTTATATTAAGAAGCATAAAATCAAAACAGTATTTTGTTTAGGTGATACCTTTGATAAGCGTAAGTCAATCAACTTTGCATCTCTAGATGCTGCAAAGGAAATGTGGTTTGATCCGCTTCAAGAGATGGGTGTCAAGATGATTATGCTTATCGGTAATCACGACATCTATTATAAGAATACTCTACGTGTGAATGCGCCTGATCATCTACTAGGCGAGTACGATAATATTACTATCATTGAGTCACCAACAGAATTAAAATTTGGTGAGAAGAAAATTCTATTTTTGCCTTGGATTTGTCCTGACAATAAAGATACTGTTGATGACGTTATTGATAAGTCCACTGCTGACATTCTCCTTGGACACCTAGAACTATCTGGGTTTGAAGCAGTTCCAGGTCACATAATGGAGCACGGAGAAAATCCTGAGAGGTATGGTAAGTTCCCACTAGTGTGTACTGGTCATTACCATATGAAATCTAGACAAAACAATATTCAATATCTCGGAAACCCGTACCATCTTTACTGGAATGATTACGGTCAGGATCGTGGATTCCACGTACTAAATACTGATACATTAAACTTAACATTCGTTAAAAATCCATACGATATATTCTGCAAATTATACTACGATGATTCTAGAAACGATTACGATGATATTCCTGACCTCTCCGAACTCAAAGGAGCATTCGTCAAACTAATCGTTCAGAACAGATCTAATCAGAAATGGTTTGATCGTATGATTAAAGCAATTCAACAGGCAGATGTGGCAGATCTAAAAATCATTGAGGATCTTACACTAGATGCACCCGAGATTAAAGAAGACGTGAAGATGGAAGATACAATGAGTATCCTTGAGACTTACGTTATGGACTTGGAGGAATCTGTTGACAAGAAAAATGTCGTTAACATTCTGAAGTCCTTATACGTGGAGAGTCTAAACCTATAATGTATATCCTTGTTGATAATTCTAACGGAGGGGTGTATGCTGTAAACAAAGCAGATCCCGATAATCCAGATGCTAAGGAACCACTTACCAAAGCAGTACAGATTTTCATTGACAAGGATGATGCTGTGCGCTATAATTTAATGCTAGAGGCAAACGATTACAAACGTAAACTAGATGTCCTTGAGGTCGATTTCGATCTCGTAGTACATAATTGCCTAGCGCATCGCTACGACTATGTTGTAGTAAAACCTGATCAAGTGGTGGTACCTCCAGATTTTCAATGATTATTTTTGAGAAACTTAGATGGCGAAATTTTTTATCAACTGGCAACAACTTTACCGAACTGGATCTAATTGATACTGGATCAACTCTTGTTGTAGGTAACAATGGTGCAGGCAAGTCCACAATGTTGGATGCTTTGTGCTTTGGATTATTCAATAGACCTTTCCGAAAGGTGTCCAAGTCTCAGTTGGTAAATACTATTAATGAAAGAGATACCCTCGTTGAAATTGATTTTAGTATTGGTTCTGTTTCATACAAAGTAGTACGAGGGATGAAACCCAATGTATTTGAAATTTGGAGGAATGGCGAACTCGTTGATCAAGACGCTGCGAATCGAGACTATCAAAAATACTTGGAACAATCGATACTTAAACTTAACTTCAAGTCTTTCACTCAAGTGGTTATACTTGGAAGTTCTACTTTTGTTCCTTTTATGCAGTTATCTGCTCCGCATCGAAGAGAGGTTATCGAAGATCTACTGGACATTCAGATCTTTTCGCAAATGAATATGCTCCTCAAGGAGCGTATGAAAGATAACAGAGAACAACTCAAAGAGTGTGAGCATCAGTTACAACTTGCAGAACAAGCAATTAATTCTCAGAAGAGAACTGTTGATAAGTTATCAGCAGTAAATGATGAGCGTATCAATAGACAGCAAGATAAATTTAAAGACAATGAAGATAGAATGTTGGTGATCAAAGAAGAGATCTCCATTGTGAACTCTCGTGTCATCGGACTCAAGTCTATGCAAGAAGAGTTGATGAAGCACGAGAGTATTTTGATGAAGCAAAATAAGATCAAATCTAAATTACAAGACAAAGGTAAGAAGTCTATCAAGGATAAAGAATTCTTTGAGAAGAACTCAACCTGTCCTACCTGCTCTCAGGATATTGAAGAATCGTTTAGAAATATGAAGGTTTCTATCTATTCGAAGAAGTACGAAGAGATGCGTGTTGCAGTATCTGAACTTGACACACAGATTGCAGATACTATAGAACTTTGTACGAGCATTAAGAAAGATACAAATCAACTTACGGAAGATCAATTTGAGATTCGCCGTCTGTACAATGAAGAAAAGAATTTAATGAAAGAGAATAGTGAGATCTTATCTCACGTTCAGCGTCTAAATACATTACCTGACATCAAGAAAGAGAGAGAACAACTAGTTGTCTTCCAACAAACTTACGACGAGAAGGAAGAGTCTTGTTCTAAAGTTTCTAGAGAAACATTAGATTACAAACTAGTTGGTAACCTCCTTAAGGATGGTGGTATCAAGTCTAAAATTATTGCTAAGTATATCCCTATCATCAACCAGAGAATCAATAAGTATCTGGGTGAGATGGATACCTTCGTTAATTTTACCCTTGACGAAGAGTTTAGCGAGGTGATAAAATCTCGCCATCGCGACAAGTTCTCCTATGCCTCATTTTCTGAAGGCGAAAAGCAGAAGATTGATCTGTCATTATTATTTACTTGGAGACACGTTGCGAAACTCAAAAACTCTGTAGCGACAAACCTTCTCATCCTTGACGAAGTGTTTGATTCATCGCTAGATAACCAAGCAACAGATGAACTCTTAAAAATTCTTAAGAGTCTAGGTAGCGACACGAACTTCTTTGTGATCTCACATAAAGGTGAGGTGCTTGCAGATAAGTTTGAGAAGCAAATTCGTTTTGAAAAAGTAAACGGGTTTAGTAAATCATTCATTTATGAGTAATGTTTAGTCATCCTTTTTTTACTAGTAACAATGGGTACAGTAAGCACGATGAATTTAAGTTTGATCTTCTGGATCACCGTGATGACATCTGTGTAGATACCAATATTTTTTATGGCACTGGGTACTCAACTATTCATTCTAACTTTGAATATCATTTGGTGTATCCAAAGTTTGCAGATTGGGTTCTCTCGAACATCGAACCTTTTGATGAAGAACTCCAGATTGACAAGATGTGGGTCAACGTCAATCCGAAAGGTGGGTTCCAAATGCGTCACAACCACGCAGATTGCGATATGGCAGGGACTTACTATGTCAAGGTCCCACCAGGTGACACTGGGGACATATATTTCTATCATCCCTCACACTCTGTCGAAACGTTAAATAGAATACAACCTTATTGGGCATACACACATTGTCAAATCCCAAGAGAGCGTGACTTATACTTCTGGCCAGGTTATAATGATCACGAAGTCCGACAAAATTATGAAAACCAAGAACGATGGAGCATCAGTTTTACTCTAAAGATACCTCAGAAAGTCCGAGAAGTAAGATTTCCCAATTTACCCAGGACTTCTTAGACCCATTGAAAACTTCTAGGGTTGAATTATTTCCTACCACAATCTATGTGTTTAATCATAATAACTCTATGATTACAGATGAAATAAACTCACTACCAGACGACCCCGAGATCCTATCTCACTTATCCCCAGGTGCAAAACGTTCTATCGTTGAAGGATCGCACAATGGTATGTACGGTCTACAGTTATTCAAACGATATGATATGCCAGAGTTTGAAAGATTTATTATGCATTCCTTAGAACAAGTTTATACTGAGGCACAAATTTTTCAAAGTTGGATAAATAAATTACCTAAGGGTAGCAGTCAGGCAGTTCATACTCACGCTAACTCTGTTGTATCTGGAGTATATTATCACGAGACCACAGCAAATATGGGTGGAATCGTTTTTATGAATCCAAATCCATACTCTAAGATGGCAATGTGGGGTACAGAAGAAGGTAGATTTTTCCCCTGTACACCTAACACACTAGTATTATTCCCATCTTGGTTGGAGCACAAAACATCAGAGAACCGATCAGATCATCCACGAGTATCGATAGCATTCAACGCAAAGTAGACAGTTGACAAACTGGCACACTAACCCTTCCATTCGCTTGGAGGGGTTTTATAATATGTACATAGACACGGAAACAAATGACAGTAAACACAGGAGTCAAAGGTACACTTGCTAAGTTGCTCGCAACTGAAGACCTTATAATCGAGCACAAGAAATGTGAGACAGCATCATTTGATGTCAAGCGTAGAGTTCTAACTCTTCCTCAGTGGGAGAAAGCAACTGAGCAGGTTTATGATCTACTTGTAGCACACGAAGTAGGACACGCACTTTACACTCCTGCTGACTGGAATGCAGATCAGTTCAAATGTCCTCAGTCATACGTCAACGTGACAGAAGATGCACGTATCGAGAAGATGATGAAGAGACGCTATCAAGGTCTACCAAAAACTTTCTACAGAGGATACAGAGATCTAGATGCTCAAGACTTCTTCCAAGCATCTGAAGCATACAAACTAAACCTTATCGATCGTATCAACCTTCACTTCAAGATCGGTAACTTCAGAAACATTCCTTTCTCTGCTGAAGAGCAAGTATTTGTAGATGAGACTGGTAACGCAGAGACTTTCCAAGAAGCGTGTGACGTTGCTCTTAAGGTATTCAAGTATATGAAGGAGACTCTTGAAGAGCAGCAGACACAGGAAGTTCCAGTTCCTAAGGGTGCACCTCAAGGTGGTGGACAAGGTGAGATGATTCCATCTGATGAAAAGACTGATGGTCCTGCTGATCAGGAAAAGTTCCAAGAGGACGTAAACCCTGATGCAGACATTGACAATCCATCCTTTGAGCAAGGTCAACCAGAACCAACTGATGATCAGCAATCCAACGGACAAGAAGGTACAGATACTAAAGATCCTCTAGAGTCAATCACCGATCAACAGTTCCAAGATGCAGTCAAGGATCTTGTTGAGAATACATATGACTCCGAGTACATTGAGATCCCTACTGTCGATACTAAAAAATTAGTTATCGGTTGGGAGAAACTTGTAAACCACTCTGAGTCCTTCTGGGCAGGTGCCAATAGTGAGCACGAGAAAGAAGAACTTGACAAGTCTGTAGTTGAGTACAATGAGTTCATCAAAAAGTCTCAGAAAGAAATCAACTATCTTATCAAAGAGTTTGAGTGCAGAAAAGCAGCAGACTCCTATGCACGTTCACTTACATCTAAGACTGGTGTTCTAAACACAACTGTATTACACCAGTACAAGTACAACGATGACATCTTCAAGAGAGTAACAGTTATACCTGATGGTAAGAACCACGGTATGATCTTCCTTCTTGACTGGTCAGGTTCTATGTCAAACTGCCTGTTTGATACTGCCAAGCAAGTCCTACAACTTGCACACTTCTGCAGAAAGATCAACATCCCATTCCGTTGCTATGCATTCACCTACGCTTGGAATGCATTCTACAATCAGGAACAACCCGAAGATGAACGTTTTGAACCAAAGTACGGTAACATCTCATTCTCTAACGGATTCTGTCTTGTAGAAATGCTTTCTTCTGAAGCAAAGAAAAAGAAAGACTTCGATCGTTCTTGCTTGACATTCTGGAGAAACGTTGCATCTAACTGCAGCGACAGAGGACACTGGTATGGTCGTCACTACGGTTTCAACCACGCTCCAGGTCTAGGTCTCAGTGGTACACCTCTTCTTGAGTCTATCTCTGCTATGCACTCCATCATCCCTCAGTTCAAGAAAGAGACTGGTGCTCAGAAAGTATCTCTTTCAATCTTGACTGACGGTGAGTCTGGTCCTGCATCCTACTTCTGTGAGCGTAGCGGTCTCTTCTCAGGTAGGTTGTTTGAGAATGCATACGGACGTAGGTGCCAACTTCGCGATCGTAAACTTGGTAAGATCTATCAGAAAGAAGATAATCCTTCATACCAAGTAAACATCTTCCTTCAGAATCTTAAGGAGAAGTTCCCTGAGGTAACAACTATCGGATTCCGTCTGGTTAACTCACGTGATGCAGCAGGTTACCTCCGTCAACTTGGGTATATGAATGCCCTCAAGAGAGTTGACCTTGCTCACGCTAAGTTCCGTAAGGACAAGTTTGTAGAGATCACAGAGTCTGAGTATGATGTACTCTACGTTATGCCTACAAACACACTAGAAGATAGTGAGTCAATCGAAGTCGAGGACGGTGCTGAAATCAAAGAGATCCGTGCTGCCTTCAAGAAACTTTACAAAGGTAAGGGGAGCAATAAGAAGATGCTCTCATCCCTAAGTAAGACAATCGCATAAGTGGCACACTGCCATACCATCTGTGCCACAGATGCACTATACTTAATTCATAGCAAACAAATCAAACACACATTAAACAAATGCCTTTCGATCCTATCCCACACACAACCGAAGACTTCTTCAACTATCTTGTAGAGAACTTCGGACCAGAAGTTTCTGTTCCTAATCTTCTCTCTGCATCTGACCACTTCGGATGTTCTCTTGCCACTGTCAAGAAACGTATGAAGCAGTACAAAGCAGGTTACAACAAGTGGCAACTCACAGTTACTGAAGCACGTAAGCAACTCGAAGCAGCAGTTGCCCCATCAGTATCTCTTGTTCCTACAACAGATCCCAACTTCATTCCTTTCGGTAACTACTCTACAGTCAAGAAAGTTATCAAGAGTAAAGCATTCTATCCTACTTACATTCAAGGTTTGTCAGGAAACGGTAAGACTCTAGGTGTAGAGCAAGCGTGTGCATCTCTAAATAGAGAGTTGATTCGCGTAAATATCACTATTGAAACAGACGAAGATGATCTTATTGGTGGGTTTCGTCTTGTTGATGGTAATACTGTTTGGCACAACGGACCAGTCGTCGATGCTCTGGAGAAAGGAACTGTCCTTCTTCTAGATGAAGTTGATCTTGCATCGAACAAGATCCTATGTCTTCAATCTGTACTGGAAGGTAAAGGTGTATTCCTTAAGAAGATTGGACGTTATGTACAACCATCCCCAGGATTCAATGTTATTGCAACTGCAAATACTAAAGGTAAAGGCAGCGATGACGGTCGCTTTGTTGGAACAAATGTTCTCAATGAAGCATTCCTAGAGCGTTTTGCTATTACCCTCGAACAAGATTACCCAACAGTGGTAACTGAAACCAAAATCCTCAAAGCAATCTGCTCTGATGATGACTTCTGTAAGCGTCTTGCTGACTGGGCATCTATCATCCGTAGAACATTTGCTGAAGGTGGAATCGATGAGTTAATCTCTACTCGTCGGTTGGTTCACATTGCCAAGGCATTCAATATCTTCGGTTCCAAAGAAGATGCAATCAAGTACAGCATCAACAGGTTTGATGATGAGACTAAGCAAGCATTCTTTGAACTGTACGACAAGATTGACGCGGACTTCGCACCCGAAGGTGACAAAGTTGTTCCTTTAAATGGAAACGATGTTGACTTAGGGTGATAACTCTGATAAACTAAAAGCATCCTATGGATCTCCCTATTAACGACGAGGAACTCCTCACTATTGTCGCTGCCCTTAAACTGGGTGGCGACACTGCCCTTCACAACAAACTCAAACTTGTTACTGAACTAAAGGCACTAGGGAAACCTTACAAAAAAATCCTTCGAGAACAATACGGTTATGTCGTGTAAGTATGAAGAAGAGGAAACTCTTCAAAAATTGAAAGAGTACATCACTGGAACATATCGAGGTCACTATTCAGCAGGCAATGATCAGATTCAAACTCTAGATCTAATTGAAGCGTGTGGTGACGCTGAGGCATTCTGTAGAAGTAACATTCTAAAGTATGCCTCTCGCTATGATAAGAAGGGATGTGCTAAAGTGGACCTCTTTAAGGTGATGCATTACGCAGTCCTTCTATTCCATTTCTCTAACAAGAACCAAATTACTGAATCCTATCCTCAATGAGCACAGTCAAGATTTCTAAAAAAACACAATCAATCCTAAAAAACTTTGCTACCATCAATAAGTCGATCGTTATTGATCCTGGCAGTAGGATCCGTACGATCTCTGTCAATCGCAACATTTATGCTTCTGTCGAAGTTGCTGAAAAGTTCCCTCAGCAAGTCCCGATTTATGACTTGGGTCTTTTCCTCTCTGGTCTCTCGTTGTTTGAGAATCCAATTTTTGACTTCAGTGATCCTCAGAAACTTGAGATCAAAGATGAAGTCCACCAAGCAAAGACACAATACTACTACAGTGACCCAGACATCATCACGAAACCACCGTCCAAAGAGTTGGACATCCCTGGGGTAGATGTAGAATTTAATCTTCGCACTGATACTCTTGCTGACCTTCAACGTGCTGCATCCGTTTACCAAGTACCTGACCTATGTCTGTACAATGGTGGTGGTAACATCAACTTGATGGTTTGTGATAAGAAGAATGAAACTAGTAACACATTCAGTGTTCCAGTTGGTGTTCTTGATTCTCCTGAGGATGAGTTCTGCTATTGTTTTAAAGTAGAGAACCTTCGTCTTCTCCCTGGTGATTACAAAGTTCGTATTGCTAAGAACAAGATCGGTCACTTCCAATCAACCAGTACAGATCTTGAATACTACATCGCTCTAGAACCTAAAGGCAAATGATTAAATCTGACCTCTTCTCAGTTCCAGTTTATATCCACTCAGTAAAAGACTGGGAAACAATCAAGATGAATTTCTTGAACGAGATTAACTGGAACGATCCAGAGTGTCAGGATTTGATGCAAGATGATTATCTCAATGGGGGGTATAGCGATTTCCATAAGTATTACGCTGCAGGACGCAACCCAGAATACTATGATGAGTTAATGACAATCTTGCACGAACCGCTCCAAGTGTTTGCTAGTATGAACCCTGGAGCATTTGTGTCAAATGCGTGGTGCCAAAAGTATCCCGCTAACACTTGTCACGCTGCACACAATCACGGTGCAATTGGATACTCTTCGGTATTCTATGCACAACTAGGCAGAGCACATAAACCCACATCATTCTTCTCACCGTTGATTGATCCGTGGACTGGACAAATCGAATCGATTGAACCAGAATGTAGGGAAGGTGATATAATTTTCTTCCCATCCTATCTTATCCATCAGTCACAACCACATCGTGCTGCTGAAGATAAGATTATATTTTCTTTCAACTTACATCTCTCAGGAGAGACTATTTCATTATGAGTGATTTTCTTTGGTGTGAACAATATCGTCCTCGTAAGATCGACGATTGTATTCTGCCCGAGAATATCAAGAGTGTACTAAACAAGTTTGTAGAGCAAGGTGAGATCCCTAACCTGCTACTGTCTGGACCTCCTGGTATTGGCAAGACTACAGTAGCAAAAGCATTATGTGAACAACTAGAGGCAGACTACTATGTCATCAACGGATCAGACGAAGGACGGTTTCTCGATACAGTCAGAAACAATGCGAAGAATTTCGCTTCGACCGTATCGCTTACTTCAACTTCTAAACACAAAGTCATCATCATTGACGAAGCAGATAACACAACCAATGATGTTCAACTCCTCCTACGGGCAAGTATTGAGGAGTTTAGTGGCAACTGCAGATTCATCTTCACCTGCAACTACAAAAACAAAATCATTGCCCCCCTCCATTCTCGCTGCTCAGTTGTTGACTTCGGAATCACAGGCAAACAAAAGCAACAACTCGCAGCAGAGTTTTTCAAGCGTGTCCAGTCCATCCTTGAAGAGCAAAAGGTCTCTTCGGAACCTCGTGTTCTGGCGGCGCTAGTACAGAAATATTTCCCTGACTTCAGACGTACACTAAATGAACTCCAACGTTATTCTTCTATCGGTAAGATTGACACTGGTGTTCTTGCTGCTGTATCTGATACTAAACTTGACGACCTAGTAAAGTTTCTCAAGGACAAAGAGTTTACTAAGATGAAGAAGTGGGTTGTTCAGAATCTGGACAATGAACCTACACAGATCATCAGGAATGTGTACGACAGTCTCTATACATATATGTCACCACGATCTATTCCTGAGGCAGTTCTTCTTATTGGTGAGTACCAATACAAGGCAGCGTTTGTTGCTGACCAAGAGATTAACTTGGTTGCTTTCCTTACTGAACTTATGATGAGGTGCGAGTTCAAATGAAATTGAAATACCCAAAAGCGTATAACTTTGTAGACGCTCTAACAGATATTAGATCAGCAGTCTTGCTGATTGGACTCCACGGTGAAAACCTTATTGGTTTAGAACTTGGAGTCTTTCGTGCAGAAAGTTTTCTAACTATTTTACAGAACTGTCCTAACGTAAAGAAGTTGTACGGTGTTGATAACTGGGAACCATACACAGACTGGATGAACCCAGAAGGTGATGGTCCTTTAAACTCTACTTCTCCTGCACAGATGGAGACACACGAATGGATCGCCAAGCATCATATCAAATGGTCTGGTGAGCAACATCGTTCTGAACTTTGGAAAGGTAATACAGATACCCTTCACGAAGACTGTGACGATGAGACATTCGATTTTATTTTCTTTGATGCTTGGTTAAATTACGAACAAGTAAAGCGTGAACTAAATGATTGGTATCCTAAAATTAAAAAGGGTGGTCTAATCATTGGGCACGATTACAATGCTGAACCAGTTAATGTTGGTGTGGCAGAGTTTAGAGATATAAATGACATCAATAGTCATATGGCAACATATGATTCTATGTTTACTTGGAAAAAATGAATCACATTGGATTAGAAATTGTCTTCTGGACAACTCTTACATTTTATATTTTAGTTAGACTAGGAGTATTCAAGAAATGAAATTGAATTACCCGAAAGCAATGAAAAAGCACGAGATCTTTCCTATCGAGATCTTTACCTTTGAAAGACCCGATCTTGTAGATCCTATCTTGGATGCTCTTGATCCTATTGAACGTGGTATGTTTAACTTCCCACATCCTGTACAGTCTACTAAAGGTAATCTTCAAAACCTTCCTGCATTTCAACCACTTACAACTTGGATCGAAGAATGTCTGGAAGAGATTAAGGTTGATCAAGAGTTTGAGATGTGGGGTAAGTTTGAAGTCTCTATGATGTGGGGAAACGTATCGATGCCACATTCTGAAGGGATGCATCAACCACACAGACACCCTCTTTCATACTGGTCAGGTATCTTCAATCTAACTGAAGGTCACCCAACGCAGTTCCAAGACCCCTGTTGGGTCCGTTCTTACAATCAGATGGAAGTAGTCTCCTCAGCATATAAGAACGCTTGTAGCGCCCCTGAGTGGCGTCCTGGGACACTGGTAGTCTGGCCAAGTTGGTTAATTCATTTTTCAACACCTCACGTGGGTGATATGTTCCGTGCAAATATTGCGTGGAATGCACTTCCAACTGGTCCTATTAACTTCGGACCCTTCGGACAAAATATGACCAACATCAAGTTGGTTCAAGATGACCCTGTTATGCAACCAAACCCTAATGAAAATTGACAAGCACTACGATCCTTACAAGGACCTAGAGAACGAAATTCTTGATGACATCAAGTATGCTTCAGAAAGAATTGGTGGTATAATGAATACACATATCAAAGTGAGTCACACTGGTGAGCAGTGTAAGGTAATTACTATTGAGTATGACTTTAAAGTACAGTGAGATGAAATCGTACAAAACTCCGCTCCGCTATCCAGGTGGGAAGTCACGTGCTGCTGCAAAACTGTATCCACAGTTTCCTGATTACGTGAAAGAGTTTCGTGAACCATTCCTAGGTGGTGGTTCTATGGCAATCTATTTCTCAAAGGAGAATCCTGACACCCCTGTCTGGGTGAATGATACTTACTTTTACTTGTATAACTTCTGGGTACAACTTCAAGATCGTGGATACGAATTGAGTGATACTCTGATGTCAGTCAAGAATCATCACGACAATGAGCAGAAAGCAAGAGAACTCTTTCAGAAATGTAAAGCAGACATTGGAAATGTGGATGAGTTTCAACAGGCAGTTTATTTCTACGTGCTTAATAAGTGTTCATTCTCTGGACTGACAGAGAACAGTTCATTTTCTAAGCAGGCATCTGTATCAAACTTCAGCAAGAAAGGAATCAGGAAACTTGCACACTATAGTCATATCATTGAGCACTGGGAGATCACTAACAATGACTATGAAGATCTGATGACGGATGATCAGGATATATTTTGTTTCCTAGATCCTCCATATGACATCAAAGATTTCTTGTACGGAACCAAGGGTTCTATGCACAAAGGATTTGATCATCAAAGGTTTGCACGTGTATGTAATGAGTCTACCTGCAAATGGATGATCACCTATAATTCAAATGAAAATACTCGTGGTCTGTTTCCAGATCACACACAGGCAGAATGGGATCTCACATATACAATGAGATCTACAGGCGGTTACAACGCTGCACAATCAAAACGTAAAGAACTTCTCATCACCAACTATGTCAAAGCACCACAAGGATTACCCTTTAACTGATTACTTAAACAGTATTAATTTCACTAAAGAAGATCTTCGTGAACGTGGTGAAGACTGGATGAGGAAGTATCCTCCATACATTGTCAACAAATGTTTTAGTGGATTCAAAGAGACTGTGCTATATGCCAATGCTCTCAATGAGTTTCACCAACTTGATAATGATCTTCAATATTCATTTTATCTAAATAGTCTGAGAAAGAAACGTCGTTTCTCTCCTTGGCAGCGTAAGGACAAGATTGATAATCTTGACCTCATCAAAAAATACTTCAAGTATTCAGATGAAAAAGCACGGGATGCGCTTCGTATTCTGACCAACGATCAGATTGAATTGATTAAATTAAAAATGAATACTGGAGGTAAAACCAATGGCAGGTGAGATCGAGATCTCTTGGTCACCCGATATTATGGTCGAAGTTAGTCTCAAGCAACCAGATGATTTTCTGAAAGTTAGAGAGACGCTTACCAGAATCGGTGTAGCATCGAGAAAGGAAAAGAAATTATTTCAGAGTTGTCATATTCTTCATAAGAAGGGCAAGTATTATATCGTACACTTTAAAGAGTTGTTTGCGTTGGATGGAAAGCACGCGAACCTAACTTCTAACGATGTAGAACGTCGCAATAGAATTACTAAACTACTATCCGACTGGGGACTTGTAGATGTTGTTGATGAAGAACTTGGTGAACTTGCACCGTTAAATCAGATTAAGGTTATCTCTTACAAGGACAAGGGTGAATGGATTTTAGAGTCGAAATATAATATCGGTAAGAAACGTCAGGTCGCAGAGTAGATATATATAGTAGTCCTTCACAGTGACTATGGCAGACGAAAAGAAACAACCTCCTAAATCCGAAGAGAAACCAAAAGGTTTCTTCGGTCGCTTAAAGGAAGCATCAGAAGATAAGGAAGAACAACTCGCGATACTATCAACGTTCGTGAGACTTGGGATTCTGGTTTGGTCTGGTGGAATTCTGACGTTAGCGTACGTTGACTTGCCAAAGGCACTCAACTTCCCCGAGCAAGATCTCGATCCAACTTTCATAGCTTCGGTCTTCACTGGAGTTTTAGCTACTTTTGGCGTTCAGACTGCCAAGAAGAATAACGGTGCTGCTACTGGTGGTGGCAGTGGGATAACAAAGGCAGATATGGAAAGACTAATTGAGGCAGCGTCACAGACTGCTCCTGCACAAGTCATCCGTGTCGAACAAGCACCTTTGAAAATAACTACCGAAACTGATCCTAAAAAGTATGAGATGTAATTATGCAAAAAGTAATTAACGGACTTGTTGTAGTTAACTTTGTTTTCGCTGGTGTTCTTACTGGCGTTTTCGTTTATGGTTACGTCAACAGAGATAAAGTTGCAGAACAGGCAAGAGAAAGACTAACCAATTTGGTTGTCGAAGCAGTAGGTGGTATCGTTCCTGGAATGATGGACGATATGATTCCTGATGTTAGTGGTCCTGCGATGCCCCCAATTAAACCAACTATCCCAGGAATGTAATGAAATGGTTCGCTGTTAGTGCAGGTGTATTATTCGGTGTAGCACACATCGGAATGATCGGTCTGATTGCAAACAAACAAACACTTCCAACATTGAATCCTCCAGTAGGACCCTATAGTTCTTATGATGCATCTGTATCAGAAGATGGTTATCGGATTATCTACAAAGGTAATGATCCAAAAGTGATGAGTAAAGATACATACATTGACAAAGAGAATGGATTCTTTGGTATTGGTGGTAACACTAATATTAGAAAGTCAAATCAATATACTATGGATGGTAACCTCCATTTAGGAGGTGGTTCCGCTGACGGAATGGGAAAGTTATCTGCCAAGAAACTAGAGTGTATCAAGGCGGAAGGTGGTGGAGAACAGACAGGTGCCGTGGTAGGCGCTAGTGTCGGTGCCGCTGCTGCTCCTGCCCTATCAGGTGTACCGTTTATTGGTCCAATCCTAGCAGGTGGTGTTGCTCTATTTGGTGGTAATAAAGGTGCAGACATTGGTGGAGAGATTGCTCTCAGTATGAATGACTGCGAAGAGGAAATGACTGAATGATCGGTCCTTTCCTCAAAAAGTTAATTAAGTATTACCTTGAGAAACTTTTGATGTGGTTGAGACTGCTAAAATTTAATCTCGAACTCGACTCAGAGATCGATGAGTATCACAAAGCACTAGATAAAAGAGATGAAGAACGTAACTTACCTAGAGTAATCGAAGAAGGAGTCTTCGGTGAAGACGGTTGGTCTATTTCTATAAGTTCAGATTATGACAGAGATTCCACAGATCGGAGTACGGAAACTAGAGATACCTGAGGTTCAGACTTACGACTGGATCAATAGTATGCCTCAAGCAATCCCTATCTACCCACCCGTTACTACACAGGTGGGAGTACCGATTGTTGATATGCCTGGGTGTGTAGAGGCACATCCATCTGATGATGGTAAGAATAGTAACTTAGTTGCTGACGATGATAGCGGAGCAAGAATATATTGTGATGCAGGTATGCCATCCTTTAATGCGATGGACTACAACAAGGATGATCTAAAGTTTGAGGCACCTCCTATAGTGCCACCTAAGTTTGAGAATGAACAACCAGATCTGACTGTACCAGATACAAAGGTACCAGACATCCCTAGTACAGAATGTCCTACTAGGACACAAGAATTAAAAAACCCCATAGGAAAGATCCTACAGGGTAATAAGAAGATAGTTTCGTACGAACTTGTTGGTAAAGAATGTATTGAGGTTACTGAACCTTTGACTGTGACTCAGCAGATAACAGAGAACATTCCCAATGCAGGACTAATAGTTACTACTGGTTCAATTGCCGCTGTTGCTGCCACGTCTGCACTGCTCGCAAAACCGATTGTCGATCTTCTTTTGAAAGTGGTGAAACCTGTTGTGAAGAAGACGATAACGAAGATTTCGGTTGCTCTCGGAAAGACTCCACGTCTCCAATCTCAAAGGGACCGCCAAGATCATCAGCGGATGAGGACACGGGCACTTCGCGAACTTCGGAAGATGAAGAAGAGGTAGATTTTTGTTCTACTTGATGTACGTGTGGTTTGATATATGACACGTTGTTCACCATAACGTCGGCACATATGGCATAATAAGGTGACTTAGGGTGGAAGGTGATTCCCTTCTGAATCAATTCACCACAATTTTTTAATCTCGCGATCTCAAAGTCTAATCTTTTATTGGCAGTGAGTTGTTGCTGCAATGATATTTGTGTTGCTGCTGCTTCCTTACATTGCTTTTGTGCTTTCTTATCTAATGGTATAGACCAAGTGGCACTTACACCTAGTGATAGGTTATATGTATCCTTCTGTCCAGTTCTTACTGGAACTTTATATAAAATATTTCCTGGATTATCGGGCACTCCGTCTCCTGTAACTGCACCATTTACATCAGTAGCACCTTCTTGATCACGCATATCATATACATTATCCCACCATTGATCTTCCCAAGGTTTCTGTCCAGATGCACTACCTGTAGCAAACGGTGTTATGTTAAGTGTACTACCTTGACATTGAATACCACCCCCATAAGTATTAGTAATATATGGTCCTTGTAAAACCTGAATTGCCTGATTGGTCACTGAGCCTGAACTATTCGCGATTGGAGATGCAGTAGCAGACACACCACCAATATCAGATGCGTGTGCTATCTGTGGTGCAAGTAGTGCAAAGGCAAGACCTATTGTTGGAAGATACTTGTTGTGTCTGTGACGCTTGTAACCTCCGTCACCCTTTGAATAATTGTCTGATTTTGGAGTCCTGGTCCAGAGTAAGTTTCTGTGAACTGGAATGCATTGCCCACTTGATTTTGGGTCCAGTTTGGTTTTTGATTTACGTTTAATCCTGTCCATTTTGAAGTCACACCATCAATAGTTTGAGATTGTTCACTTACGCCTGGTGTCATAGATCCACCATCGTGTTTTACGTTTGTGCCATTTACCGAATAAACCCAACCAGTAGCGTAGTCCATAGAATTTATGGTCTCAGTTACCTTAGAAGTCGTTTCCGTGTGGGAGGTCATCGATCCTTGAGTGAAATTAGGCACCACAGGTACTGCTATCACTGGAGTTCCAGCGAATGATAGTAGTACCATTGTAGCAACTAGTCTTTTCATTTATCGGATGGTGACTTCACTGACAAATTGTCCCACAGCATTCGTACCTGCCCCGCCCGCTGTCAATCCGACAGTTGAACTGGAATCAATAGTACCAGCAAGGGATCCTGCAGTACCAGCAGCAGTTGATGTCTGGTTACTGAAG